TATTGATTAATTAATTTTTAAAAACAAAAACATGGCGTTAAGTACAAAAGACCTACAAGGGAGTGCATCGGTCAAAAAAACAATTGCACCTGGAAATCATACACTAAAGATTAATAGTGTAAAATTAGAACCATTTAAATTTATTGAGAATGCATATCATCTCATGTTAAATGTTGAGACAGAACCTCTTAAGGATTTTGAAGGGTTTTTAACAGATCCTAAAAATGCAGAGAGTGAAAGATATGAAGGACAAGTAGGAAGAGTAAAAGCTAATAAATATGCTTATGCTGATGGAGAAACTAAATCTGGTGTAAAAATTGAGAGAGATAGATCCCTTCTTATGTTTCTTAAAAATTTATGTAAAGGATTAGATAGTGCCTCAGCAGATAATAAATTTATGACCTGGTTTGCAAAACAAGACGGAAAACATGAAACTATTGAAGAGTTTGTTGAAGCATTTAATACTATGATAACTACTAAAGAAAAAGTTTATCTTACTTTTTGTATTGCAGGAAAAGAGTATGAGAATAAGAATGGTTATATCAATTATGATATGTATCTTCCTAAATCAAGTAAAAGAGGTTATGCTTTTGGTAAATCTATATTAATGGGAGTTGCAGAATATGATGAAAAATTACATCTTGTTAAATTGTCTGTAAAAGATGTAGAATCTTTTGGAGATGAAGATATTACTATTCCAAGTAATACATCTAATGATTTTAGTTTAGATTAACTAAAGATAATTTAAAGGGAGTCACAGGGATGGCTCCCTTTTTTATTAAATTTAATTTATGATTTCAACTAAAAATTTAATTTCAAGAATAGATGAAGTCCCAACAGAATGGATATTTGAATATTATTTAAACCTAGAAGAAAAACTTACAGGTCAAACTATTCAAATAAAATCAATCTTTAATCCTAGAGAAAGAACACCATCAATGTTTATATTTCCAGGAGATACGGATACTGATAAATATTTCTTTAAAGATTACTCAAGTGGTAATACAGGTAATGCTGTTAAATTAGTAATGTTATTAAGTGATGTTCCTTATTGGAAAGCAAAATTAAAAGTTATTCAGGATTATAATGAATATAAACTAAACAATAAATATGCTCCAATAAAAGAATTCAAGGTTTATAATAAATATCAAGTTACTGATTATGAAATCAGACATTGGACTAACTTTGATCAGAACTACTGGAGTATGTATAAAATAAATTCTAGATTACTTGAAGCTTATAATGTTTCTCCTTTAGCTTATTATATCATGTCTAAAGAAGAAGATGATAAGAAGAAAGTAATTAAAATTGAAGGTAGAAATATCTATGGTTATTTTAAAGATGATGGGACATTGTATAAAGTATATCAACCTAAAGTAAAAAAGAAAAAGTTTATAAAAGTAAAAAATTATATACAAGGATCTGAACAACTTAAATATGACAAGGAATTTTTAATCATATGTTCATCTTTGAAAGATCTTCTTGCATTTAATAAACTTAAGATTACTAATGGAGAATGTATTGCACCAGATAGTGAGAATACTTTAATACCTGAACTAGCATTAAGAAAAATTACTGAAAAGTATAATGATGTTTGTGTTGTATTTGATAATGATGAAGCAGGTATTAAATCTATGAAAAAGTATCAAGATAAGTTTAATTTTAAATATGTTATCTTAGATCTTGAAAAAGATATATCAGATGCTGTTAAAGCACATGGAATTGAAAAGACAAGAGATACTCTTTTTAAACTTTTAAAACAACAACTTAGATCTAATGAAACAACAACTAAAAAATAAGATTAAACATAATCTTGAATGCTGGAAATATGAAGGTAGAGAATTTACTGAAGATATGATTCCAGAAAATGCTGTAGGATTTGTATATGAAATGAGTACTGTTTTAAATGGTAAGTTTGTTAAGTATATTGGTAAGAAAAACTTTTATAGCAATGTAAAAACTAAGTTACGTAAAAAAGATATGCCTGCTGATAAAAGAATGAAGACATATAAAAGAGTAAAGAAATATACTTATCAAAAATACTTTAGTAGTAATGAAGTATTAAAAAAAGCAAGACAAGATGGATATCCTATTAAGAGAGATATACTATGCATTTGTAATTCTAAACTTCAACTATCTTACATGGAAGCAAGACAACAATTTTTATGTGATGTATTAACCAGTGATGAATATCTAAATGGTAATATATTAGGTAAATTTTATAAAGGAAAAATATGATAAAGAATAAAGCTGAATCTCTAGCAAAAGCTAGTAAAGAGTTAATGATGACTGAACCATACTATGGTTTCTTTCTAATTATGTTAAATAAAATTTGGACAAAGACACAAGTTCCTACTGCAGGAGTTTGTAAAAATGGTATTAATTACCAGTTATGTATCAATGAAGACTTCTGGAATTCATTAGATATAAAAAAAGAGATGGGCATACTAAAACATGAGTTACTTCATATAGCATTTAATCATCTGACACATTTCTATTTTCCTAATAAACAATTAGCAAATATTGCTATGGATATGGAGATAAATCAGTATATTGATAAGAGCTGGTTGCCTGAAGATGGTATATTTATTGAAAACTATTCTGATCTTGAATTAGATTATAAAGCAGGATGTAAATATTATTATGAAAAGCTTCAACAAGCTCAGGAAAAGAAAAAAGAATGTGGTACAAGTGGATGTGGTGAGTTTGATAAATTATGTGATCAACTTGAAGGAGGAGAAAATCCTGTTAAGAATCATGATCTATGGAAGGATTTTCAAGATTTATCTGAGACGGAAAAAGAACTTATTAAGAAGCAGATAAAGAGAATTCTTACTCAAGCTTCTGATATGGCTGAACAAAAGTCTAGAGGTTCTACTCCTGGAGAGATTAAAGATCTTATTAAAGTAGATGAAGTACTTCCTCCTAAATTTGATTGGAAGAACTATGTAAGACGTTTCTCAGGAACTTCTTCTAGAATATATACTAAAAAACTTAGAAGGAAAGAGAATAGAAAGTTTGAGGATAATCCCGGTCTTAAAATTAAGATGAAGAAACATGTTCTTCTAGCAATTGATACTTCAGGTTCAGTATCTAATGAAGAGGTAAAAGAATTTATGGGTGAAATGAAACATATTCATAAAACAGGAGTAGCTATGACACTAGCACAATGTGATACATCTATAAGAAAGATAGAAGAGTATAATGGAAGTAATGAATTAAATATTGAAGGAAGAGGTGGAACTGAATTTGATCCTGTTCTAGATTATTTTAATGCAAATTTAAGAACTTATACAAGTCTTATATATTTTACTGATGGAGAATGCTATACTAGTGTAAAACCCCAAGCACCTGTGCTATGGGTATTATCTGAATGCTCAAACATGAATGATAAACTACCAGGGAAGGTAATTAAATTAGAGTTATAACTAAAAAAAGAAAGCAAAATGATTGGTACTCAATTAAACACAAATGAATTAAAAACATTTCTAAAACATATTGTTAAGAACAATAAAGAAATTCAGGAGGACGGAAAAATTCCTGTAGCTGTTAATATAGAAGGAGATGCAGGTTTAGGTAAAACTTCTGCTATAATGCAATTAGGTCAAGAGCTTGATATGCATGTTGTAAAGATTAATCTATCACAGATAGAAGAGATAGGTGACCTTGTTGGATTTCCTGTAAAAGAATTTCAAATAAAAAACAAAGAAGGTAAGACTACTTGGATAACTGAAGCACAGATTGCACCAGCTACTAAGAAAGGTTATAAAGTTGTAGATAAAAGAATGTCTCACGCAGTTCCAGAATGGATTCAGGGTAAATCTGAAGGCGGATTCTTAGTATTAGATGATTATACTAGAGCTGATCATAGATTCATGCAAGCTTGTATGGAATTAATTGATAGACAAACTTATATCTCTTGGACTCTACCTAAGAATTGGCATATTGTTCTAACTACTAATCCAGATAATGGAGATTATAATGTTAGTTCATTAGATGATGCTCAAAAGACTAGATTTATTTCAGTTGATATAAAATTTGATGTAGATGTATGGGCTAAGTGGGCAGAAGGAGAAGGAATTGATGGTAGATGTATTAACTTTTTACTAATGCATCCTGAGCTTATAACCCAGAAGATCAATCCAAGGTCTGTCACAACTTTCTTTAACTCTATCAGTTCTATAGATAAGTTTGAAGAAGAATTACCTCTAATTCAAATGATTGGTGAAGGATCAGTTGGAGCTGACTTCTCAAGCATGTTCACTATGTTTATTAATAATAGACTAGATAAGATTGTTTCTCCAAAAGATGTTCTGTTTAATGCAAATCAAGATTACATTACAGGAGCATTAAAAGCAGCTACTACACAAGGTGGAACAGAGTTTAGAGCTGATATAAGTAGTATTATAACTACTAGAACCGTAAACTATGCGTTGCATTATGCAGAATCTAATACGGTTAAGAAAGAGCTGATTGATAGATTAATCTATCTTTCTACTGATTGTGAATCTTTCACTAATGATCTTAAATATTATATCATTAAGGAAATAGTTAATGGAAACAAAGTTAAGTTTGCTAAACTCTTAATGCATAAAGATGTAGTTAAGATGGCAGTAAAGTAAGTTAAATAAATTTATTCACATTAAAGGGGTCTTAGGATCCCTTTTTTTATTTTAAAAAAGTTATATGGAAGATATGCAAAAATTAATTCAATTAAATGTTAAAACATTAGATGCAAATGGTGATGATCCAAATTGTTGGGTAGATAAAGATAATGCTCATGAGTATACATATACCTTTAGTATAGATGCTAGTAAACCACCAATGATTTTTTATGAATCAATAGAAGATTTATATGATGATGTTAAGTGGAACGTAAATCAGAATAATGTAGGTACAGTAGTAGTTAAGAAAGGAACTAAATTTCATTTTACT